AATTGTGCTCAAGATATCATTCTGTTGGCGTTGCGTAATTTCATGAGATGAGATAGGAGGCACAAGATGAAACTGACGAATGAGCGGATAGAGGTGGCGATTGAAGACTTAAAGACTGTACCTACAAGATGCTATTCGCTTGACAATAAAGATGGAACAATACCGAAATATTCAGCAATATCGGAAGAGTCCAGAAACACAATCCTAGCCGCCCTGGACGCTTGCAGGTGGCGGGATGCTGAAACAGAACCGCCAGAGCCATGTGAGCTGGTGCGAGATGAATATGGTGACCTTGTCTACATGGCTCAAGATGGGCGCTGGTTCTATAAGACCGATGTTGCAGAAGACGAGGAAATGCCTAGACCTAAGCGCTGGCGACCGCTGCCGGAGTGGGAGGAATAGAGATGCAAAGCTACGTATATTGTTCACGATGTGGCAGAAGACAGCTAGTTACAACCGCTGGAGCCCCGTTAGGTTGGGGGCGTATCAGGAAAAGTTGGTTTTGTCCTGATTGTATCAAGTCCATGAATTATCTTTATGAATACTCAAGTAACACTAAAAGTAAAGACAATCCGCAAAACGTATCGGATTCGTCTACGGAGTGGGAGGGGTGAGTATGTGGAACACTAAATATTCGCCTTGCGACAAATGCAAAAGACGATATGAGTTTACGGGGTGTAATGGCTGCCTAGTAACTAAGTTAAGAAATGAAATAGATTCTCTGCAATACCGCATTAGAGCTGAGCTAGAGCCAAGAATTAAGGCGGAAGGAAGAGCTTATGATTCATGGCTCGCTGGTAGAGAGGAGGCACAAAATGACGATTGAGGGATTGAGCTGGCTGAGAAGCGAAATTGTTGACTGCTACTCAGCATTGGGGCAAGAGGACATGAGCAAGGGCGATCTGCTTATCCAGCTCATCGACGCCGAAATAGCACGGCTGAGTGTGACGGATGAAGACATACGAGAAACAATTAAAGTGATGCAAGCATATTCAGATCACAATACTAGATATTGCGAACCTGTATATGCCAAGATGTTTGACCTTGCAATCCAAGCCCTGCAAGCGTACCGGACTGAGCCGTGCGAGTGGTGCGAGGAATACGACCTGAATGTTTGCGGGTATATCCAACATGGCGGTCAAGTTATGGATGCATTTAATTGGAGCTACTGCCCGAATTGCGGGCGTAAACTGGAGGCAACATCATGACTACCGGAATAATCTTAGCAATTATTATCATCGTTATCGTGTCTGCAGTCCTTGCATTGTTCGCTTTGGCGCTGGTCGTAATTGCTCAAACTGTCATTGACCGGTTAAGTGGTAAAAATGATTAACATTACCAAATCCGAAATGATTAATTTGCTTAGGCACTATCGCGCAGAGCGTGAATCGATTGATGCGCTTTTGGTTGAGCTTAGTCGTGATTTGGATGAGATCTATTCCCCTCCGGTACATAATTTAAACGGGGTAGTAGTGCAGCAGCAATTTGATCCCGGCAAGCAAGTTGATATCCTGCTTAAGAAATGCAGTAAGGCTAGGAGTATTACCAGAGAAACATTGCTAACGATTAAGGCTAAAACGCATGTGCTTGATCAGTTAATGTTTTGCCTGACAAAGTTGCCGGGGAAACAGAGAGTAATTATCACAGCCTTAGTAATGCAAGCTGAAACTACAGAAAATTATGCTGAAAGGATGCAGATTAGTAAAAGCACAGCACTGAGATTAAAAGAACGAGCTTTGGATACACTTTATGCAAAACTAACTAGGCGTAAAATTGACACCGAATGACACCGAATGACACCGGATGACACCATTTGAACTTGACAAGCTAAAAAACAGGCATTATTCTTAACGTGTACAAGTGTTCGCAAAAGTCTTTGCGGGCACTTTTTTGTGCTCTTTTACTGTCTCCAGGGAGGGGACTTTTTGTTGGCTAGGGACTTTAAAAAACTAAGAGTGAAAAAGGAAAGGCGCCATTCAAAGAATGACGCCTTAGAAAGCTAAATAAAATACTAGCGAAGTATTATGGTATCAGCTTCCTCCTTTTGACTTTTGAGTAATACCCATAAAATCAATAACGCAATTACATAATACTTCAAGTATTTATCAATTTCAAGGTAGCCTGCTTGTCAGAGAACCTTTCGCCCTAGTATTTAGTTCGGGTACAGAGATCGCTAGTTTCTGGAAAGGCAAAGCACACAAGCAGACCCATAATTAATTTAGAGTTAGTTCAGACTATTCTTTTTCCAATTGATCCAGGTATTAAGAGCCTGGACTAGAGCCACTCGCAAGGGTGGCTTTTTATTGGGAGGAAAGAGCTATGCTGCAAGTCAATCTTCAGTTGTTGGGTGGGCGGGGTGCTAAGTCCACAAAGGCAGCCGCAGTGCCACCAGCTACAAAGAGGCAGTCATTACAGACTAAAGCAACAATAGCTGGGGTAGATGGCAAAGAGTACAGGGTTGAGTACGGCAAGAACGGACGCCTCAAGAACAAGCAGAGCGTTGTTAATTACATTCAGGCCAGAAATAATATCCGGCTTGAAAACGATCCCAACAATATTCTCAACAAGAAAAGAAACTCGCTATATACAACACTGCCACGCAATAGAAGCAGCATATTGCGAGATCTTAAAGGCATAGGTGCAAGGTGGGAGCCACATTTGGGTAATAGTGGCTGGATCATGTTTTGATGGCTGCCTCATGAGGGGAGGGGATTAGCACATGAAAGGTCAAGAAAACCTAATCCCATTCTCTGAGCGAACAGAGGACGAACACAGGGATATTGCAACAAAGGGTGGCAAGGCCTCTGGTAGAGCTAGACGCCAGAAAGCTAACCTTAAAAAAGCGATGGAAACAGTGCTTGCTCTGAACATTCCGGACAAGAAAGTACAGCAGCAATTAGAGGCGTTAGGGCTTGATCCGACAATGGAAAACGGCTTGATATTATCAGTCACGCAAAAGGCAATGCAAAGAGGGGATCACAAGGCGCTTCAAACAATCCGCACCATCATTGGTCAGGATGTAACACTTGCTGACAGGCAGGAACAATCGGCCAGGACGAAGCGCCTCAAGGCCGAAACAGAAAAGATAGAGGCAGAGGTAGCAATTAAGACCGGATCCGGTGCGCACGAGGCAGCACAAAGCCAGATACAAGCCATTGCCGACATGATAAACAGCCCGGCAGCAGAGCGAACGCTGAGGGACTTCATGGGAGGTGATGATGTTGACGGTAGCGACAGCAACGAAAACAGCAACACAACATAAACTGATCCCATATGCGCCATTGAACAAGAAACAGACCGATTACATTATCCGGTCACAGATTGCCTGGCTTAACGTGTTGGAAGGCGGCAAGAGAGCAAGCAAGAACATTACTAACCTCATTGCCTGGACTGTCAGCTTAGAAACACATCCAGACAAGATACACTTAGCAGCCGGATACACTCAGGGCACGGCTAAGATGAACATTATCGACAGCAACGGGTTTGGCTTAAAGTGGATCTTTGCCGGCCGTTGCCGTGAGGGGTTGTATCAGAACATTGACGCTCTATATATCCAGACGCAGACAGGGGAAAAGATTGTCCTTGTTGCCGGGGGCGGTAAGGTCAATGACGTTGCCAGAATCAAGGGCTTTTCTTTAGGCAGCGTATACATTACAGAGGTCAACGAATGCGCTCAGCCGTTCGTCCAGGAATGTTTTGACAGAACAGCAGCCAGCAATCGGAGACAGATATTCTTAGATCTCAATCCAAAGCCACCTAGACATTGGTTTTATCTTGATGTCTTAGACTTCCATGCAGAACAGCAAGCGCTTAATAGGCGATACGGATACAACAGCGAGCATTTAACCGTTGCTGATAACATGAGCCTCACAGATGAGCAGTTAAGGCAGCTTTTGGCAACGTATGACAGAGATAGCCAGTGGTTCAAACGTGACATATTAGGCCAGCGCACAACAGCAGACGGGCGCATTTACGAGGGATACAAGTATAGCGAGATAGCAGTTGATAAAGGATGGATTAAAAAGCAGTTCTTTATTGACTTTAGTGTTGGGGTTGACGTTGGTGGCACAGACGCAACGGTTGCCACGCTAAACGGCTTTACACAGCAATACGACAGCGTTGTTGCCATTGATGGTTATTACCATAAGCAAGGCATAGACAGCGGCAAGGATCATGCAGCATATGCAGCAGACATAGCTCAGTTCATTAAGCCGTGGACTGAGGTATATCCACGCCTTGCAAGTTCAACAGTATTTGCTGAGAGTGCGGACAAGCTATTCAGACAAGCATTAAGAAAAGCGCTAGATGATGCAGGTCTTAGAGGTATGCAGATTGTCCCATCATACAAGAAAGACGGAATCTTAGACCGGATCAATACCATGCGAATACTGATAAATCAGGGGCGCAAAAAGATAGCAGATCATATGGAACCGTGGTTTCAGGCGTATGAGATGGCAGTCTGGGACAGCGGCAAGTACCTAGAAAAAGAATGGGTCAGGGTTGATGATGGCAGCTATCCGGTTGACTGCCTGGACAGTGACGAGTACGGAATCCAGCCGTTCAAGCCTAGATTAATCAAGGGAGGCATATAGCGTTATGGGGGTATTAGATGCAGTGAAAAATGCAGTAAAAGACAAGGTTAAGTCATGGCTGGATATTCTACCGGCACAAAGAACAGCTATTGTCATT